GGAGATGCTGCTACTGCAGCGATTGTTGATTTGATCATTTGTTTTTTTATTGTCTCGCAGATACTAAAAAACCTGCGGATGGTACCACTCCCGACAAGGGTGGCGTTCTACGCAGGGGCACGATCTTTCGATCCCGTTGTAATGTTATTTAGTATACACTTTCTTTGGGATTGTGTCAAGTTCCACATATTTTCTAAGTTCGGTTCGGGTATCCTCCCAGTTTTTAACACAGTGCGGATAACCGCCCCATTCTCTTAATGCTTCTGCTAAAGGATAATCATTCTGTCCTTGCTTCATCATATCACCAAAGAAATGTATTTCATCAAAAGGACTAAAAAATTTTAATATCTGGCTCTTATCATTATCTGATATATCTAATCCTGTTTGTCCACCTATCTGAATATTTAAATGGGGAAACTGATTTATAATTCTATCTGCAATTAAAACTCTTTCATCACGTTCTTTATCCCATTTTACATAATCCTTTCTATGTTCCATACTATTCTCACCCCTTCCAATAATACTAAAGTTTATTCCACCAGGTCTATGTTCGATATGATTACCTGTTTTATATGGAAACGTACTGTAATCTAATTCATCACTAAGAAAATTAACTAAATCTCTTGGTGGTTGCCATGATGATCTGTAAACATTCTTATTTCTAACGTATATGTCTGCTCCAGAACATTGAAAAACTCTCCTACATCTATTGTAAATATCCAATCCTACCTGATCAATAGTTTTTTTACGATCACTTCCTGTAACCAAGTAAGTATCATACTTACAACAAAATTTAAGGAACTCTGTAGAAAATTCCTCGTCTATTTGTTTACGACTTTCTGTTAAAGTTCCGTCTACATCAAAAATAAATTTCTTCATAGCATTAAAAAAGGGTGGTCATACCACCCTACGAAAACAAACCATAATAAAAAAGAGGGAGGTTGGATTCCTGTATACCAACAAATAACGGGCATTACTACAGTAGTAAAAACGTTATTGCCTGAGACCCGATTGGTTGATCGGTTCTCCTTTCGGAGCAGCACCACCTGTGTCTCATCACCTTAACCAGCAGTTGCCAGTAAGTTTATTCAGTCACTCCCATGTTGCGTCCAACTCTTTTATAATAGCAGGGTCTTCGCATTGTGTCAACCCCTTATGAAAATTAATATGTAATGCTTCGATGAAGACAAGAGACCCTACGATAATTAGATTACATACGGTCAGAGGATGAGTAAGATATTTCATTTAATAAAAAAGGAGGTCTCTTGACCTCCTGTATTTATTGTAGAATTTCTCTACATATTCGTTTGCATTCGTTTTGTCTTGAATCGCATTCAACTAGACATTCATAGTAGTCGTTGATCTTCTCGTCGCTTGACGTACTATAGTGTTGCCACGAGTCTAGTTCACTACGTGGTATTAGATTATGCATTTTACTCCATTAATTAAGAAACATAATACAGGAGGTTTAGTGCATTTTCTTTCCTCCAACCCTATTATTATTTACCAAAAAATTTATACTTAGTCGGGTATTTCTTAACAAAAAGAAATGCCTAGTCCCAATCTATTCTCCAAGATTTAATCTTGAATGGATCTAGTCTAACCATTTTTGAATAGAAGATACCACGATAACACAGAAAGGCAAAAACCTCATCTTTGTCGTGCTTCTCTTCATTCCATTCTGGCATTATTCCTTTGCCTAATAAGTGTAACATTAGTCTTTACCTCCTGTAACATTATTTAGTGTCAGGAGATGTTGACAAAAAAAGAGACCCCCTAAGGAGTCTCTTGGAAAAATATAAGCATCTCGCTTACATTAGGTTGTCAACACGTACACGTCTATAGTATCTGTTAACACCAGCGAAGATACGACCTGCACCAGCATTGTCGCCTTCAGCAAATGGGTTAGAAACCATACCGTAACGAGTCTTAAACCCGATTTTTGGTTGGAATGTGTTTTCTCCAACTGCTCTTACCATCTGTAGTGGAACGTAAGGGCAATAGAAAAGTCCAGCATCATAAGGTGAAGTACCTTTGTAACCAACAACGTAGTACTGAGCGCCAGAAGCGTTCTGACCACCTGAGAATGGGTCGATGAATACTCTGTACTTACCATTGATTGTACCAGCAAATGTATTACCAGTGTCATCAACGTTAAGGTTAGCATTAAGTGCAGGTGTGTAATCTAATACACCAGCCATTGTTAATGCAGAAGCAACGTCAGAAGAACATAGGATTATGTTACCCTTTCCTCTACGAGTTCTTTGTGCGATCGCGTTAGCGTCTCTCTCGATTTGGAAAAGTAAACCTTTGAACTTCTCAACTGACCATCTACCATTGGAGTCAACGTCTAAGTCAAACGCACCTGCGGTTGCAACGTTGTTCTGAGCACCTGCCTCAGCAGACTTATAGATGGTTCTGATGACTTCGCGGTTGATTTCAGCAAGTATCTCTGTTGAGAGAATGTTTGCTAATTCAGCCTCAGCATCTAAACCATGAATAGCGCGGAGATCCTGTGCTAGTTCCAAACTGTACTCTGCCTTTAACGCTCTTGAACGTGCCTGAACAGCAACCTTCTCGATGCTGAATGACATTTCGCGGAAAGCGTTACCTGCATCACCAAGTGCTTCTGCCTCAGCAGTGCTCATTGCTTGACCTACGTTGTAGCTCTTGCCATCAGAGTTAAGAGTAAGAAGACCAGGATTAGCTCCTTGTTGCTCGGTAGTACCGAAACCAACAGCAGCGCCACCATCAGTAGCACCAGTGTAGTCTGCACCAAGTGTTTGACTCGCAGCAGTTGATAAACCAGAGAAAGTTGTATCTGGCTCGTTGAATAATGCTTCGCTACCTAGTGTACCGTCGTCATTAACGAACTTAGATCTCATTGCGAAGATAAGTCCTGTAGGACCGTTCATTGGTTGAACACCAGCAAGGTCATAAGCAACCAAGTTTGGCATTGATCTTCTGATCAATGAAATTAAAACTGGGTCGAAACCTGCGGTGGGTGAACCAGTAGAAGTGAGTGCACCACCTTTAAAGTCTGCACCACCTGAAAGAGCACCGCCAAAACCAGAAGTAGGTGCTTCCTGAAGTAAACCTGCTTCTTCTTTAAGTGCTTTCTCTTGGTTCTCTAGAATAGCAGCAGTAACTGCTCTTCTATGTGGGTCTGAGATTTTCTCAACGCCTTCTGCGTCGAGGAGAGGAGCCCACTTCTCCTCTAGATAATTTGCATTGCCTAACATTTTAGTAGAGTTTTGCGTGAGATGTTTGAGTTTTTAATGATATTAAAATCACTTTCCAGAATACTTACCAAGTGCTCTGATGTAAGCAGACATAGTATCGGAATTCCCTTTATCCAACTGGGGTTCCTCTGCCTGATCACTAATTTGAGTAGTTGTACCGTTAGAGAAATAAGATTCTTTAATAGTAGTTAACTTCTCTGTAAATTGTTTTTCACTCTCAAACTCAACACCTTCTGCAAGAGAGGCGAGTTTATCTTTTTGAGACTCAGCTAAACCACGGGATAGTTCACTTACGATCTCAGCCTTAGTAGACTCAGATAGTTTTGAGTGA